TAGTAGAACAGATGCGGGGCTAAGTTATCTACTTAACCGTTCGTATAGATCCCCTCTTCTGTTGCATCTTAGGCAGGGGACTCATGCGAACTAGCGTTCAACACAAGGAATAAGGATAATGTCAGATGATGACACCCTAGCGCAACAGGCCGCTGAACGTAAAGAAGTTAATTTACGTAAGCGCAAGAGAGGCAGACCTAAGAAATCTGAAGTAAAAGCTAAAACTGCAGGCTCTAGAGGCAAAGTAGGCAGGCCTAAGGGTGATGCTTCTATAATTAACGAGTACAAAGCTAGGATGTTAGCTAGTCCTAAGTCAGAACTGGTGTTACAGACTATCTTTGACGCTGCAACTAACGACGATCACAAGAATCAGGCAGCAGCATGGAAGCTAATCATGGACCGTATACTCCCTGTAGGGGCTTTTGAGAAGGATGTAATCAAAGATGCGGGACGAAGTGCAATACAGATTAACATCACTGGGGTCGGAGGCACGACTATTGCTGATGGCTTTGAGTCGGGAGAAGAAATTGATGGAGAAGCAGTGGATGTCACGGGACAAGTTTGACGATGTACTAGAGGAAGTGCTAGGATACGCCGTAAGAGTCGGAGATGCCACGAGTCAGCTTATGAATGTAGCTGTACTCTTTGGTGACAACGCTAACGAGTCTATTTCTGGACGTAGCCACAGGATGAAAGACAAGTCTAAGGCTTGGAAGTGGCTCAACGCGACTGTAGATTACATTTTTGACGAGAATCACTGCGAGAGGGCCTACGTAAATGACGTAGCTCGCGCCCAGAGGACTGTTGAAGAAGCGAATCAGTGAGATACTTCACTACAGACGAGTTTAACTGTCAGCATACTGGTGAAAACCGCATGGAACCTGAGTTCTTGAGCAAACTAGATTCACTCAGGGAGTACTGTGGTTTTCCTTTTGTTATCACCAGCGGCTACAGAAGCCCTAGCCACCCGTTAGAGGCCGTAAAAGAGATACCGGGGACTCACGCGCAAGGCATAGCGGCAGATATAAAGACAACTAACTCTGCCCATCGGTATACGCTAATAAAAGGGGCCTTAGAACACGGCTTTACTGGCATAGGGGTCGCTGGTGACTTTATTCACGTAGACACACGGGGTACAGTTCCCGTGATTTGGACGTACTAGTGGAAAACACTGTTGTTATTTTAGGCGCTGATTGGTGTACGGGCTGTAAGACCATAAAAAAGAAGCTAAAGAAAAGAAACATCAGGTACAAGTACGTATGTATTCCTCCGGGTCAAGCGGGTTGGGACTTGGTAGAAACCCTAACAGGCAGGAGAGCAATACCACAAGTATTCTACCACTTTGGTAGTTTAAAAGAGTTTAACAAAGCAATAGAACCCACCACGCACAACTCGGAGAGAAACTAAATGTCGATTAAACCCAAGGCTTTGGCACTCGCTGTAGCATCCCTAGCACTAGCTCCTTCTGTGGCTTTTGCGGATCAGTCAGTGTCTTCTACAGGACAGGTACTCTTGTATCCGTTCTACAACACACAGAACGAAGCCAATACTTATATGCACGTAGTGAACAACACCGCAGATCAAAAGGCTGTAAGGCTGCGGTTTAAGGAGGCAGTTAATTCCGCTCCTGTGCTAGAGTTTAACGTGTATCTCGGTCCACACGATGTTTTTCCCTTTGCTCTGGCCCCTAACGAATTTGGTGGAACGTCTGTGCTGACCACAGATGCAACCTGTACTGTACCACAACTCGGTACGTCTAACCCGCCGTATGACGGTAAGCAGTCCGTAGGGTTCGGCGGTTCTACTCTGCGTGAGCAGCCCTTTGTGCCTTATCTGTTTGACGGAGAGGAAAACGATGGCGTAGAGCGTACTCTAACTGGACACGCTGAAGTAATTGAAATGGGCGTAGTTAGCGATACTATCGACGTAGCTGACTGTGACTCACTGATTGATCTGTGGTCTACTGGTGCGTGGGCCTCTAATCCCGCCACTAACGTCACAGGCCCTTCTGGTGGTTTGTCAGGGTCTTCTCTATTTATTGTGCCTACCCTAGCTTACGCTATGGATATGCCAGTGACTGCTATTGACGGGTGGGCTAAGTCTGGTACTAACTATCACAAGAGTACAGGCACAGCCGCTCCCGGTCTAGAGGACGGTGTAGCAAAAGCTAAAGTAAACGGTGTAACCGTAGACTACACTACCCAAACCAATGGTGCTGTGCTTGCTACTAGCGCACTGCTGGCCTCACAGAGTATCGCTAACGAGGTCATGGTAGAAGACACCATTGCTGGTGAGACTGATTGGGTAGTCACGTTCCCAACCAAGAGTTACTTCACTAACGGCTCTTCTGCGGCTGCTCCGTTTACCAAAGTTTACGATGGCACATCAGAAGACAACGTGGCGTGTGAGACAATGACGCTCACCCTACGAGACAGAAACTCCAACAGTTCCAGCGGCAACGGATCTTTTGTTCCTAGCGATGCTGGAGTTAATGACGAGGCAGTGTGTGACGCTGTGAGCGTACTGTCGTTTAACGGGTACTCTGCGCTACTGGCTGACACGGCTAAGACTGTTTCTTACTCGTTCCAAGCTGGTGTAGCTACCATGAACTCTAGTCAAGCGTTGCCAAAGGACGATAACAACGTAGAGATCAAGGGACTCCCGATCATCGGATTCGCTGCTACACGTATTGTTAACGGCCCGATGAGCTACGGCTACGCTGTAGACCACAAGACACTAACGGTGACTAGTGGCTAAGTAGTGACTGATCTTAATGTTCAGTTGTTGCCTTGGCAGCAAGAAGTCTACTCTGATCCTACTAGGTTCAAGGTAGTAGCGGCAGGACGGCGTACAGGGAAGTCCCGTCTTGCTGCATGGATGTTGATTATTAACGCCCTACAGACGGACAAAGGGCAAGTTTTTTACGTTGCGCCCACTCAGGGTCAGGCCCGTGATATCATGTGGCAGACCCTGTTGGAGCTAGGACACCCTGTGATTGCGGGTTCGCACATTAACAACCTGCAAATCAAGCTGGTCAACGGGGCCACGATTAGTCTCAAAGGAGCCGACAGGCCAGAGACAATGCGTGGTGTGTCCTTGAAGTTTCTTGTGATGGATGAGTACGCAGACATGAAGCCTGACGTATGGGAGCAGATCCTCCGTCCAGCACTAGCTGACCAAAAAGGTCAAGCGATGTTTATAGGTACGCCTATGGGCAGAAACCATTTTTACGAGTTGTACAAGTACGCAGAACTAGGGGATGACCCAACGTACAAAGGGTGGCACTTTACATCGTATGATAACCCGATACTGGACTCAGAAGAAATCGACATGGCTAAAAAGTCTATGTCATCATATGCTTTCCGTCAAGAGTTCATGGCATCCTTTGAAGCCAGAGGCTCAGAGATGTTCAAGGAAGATTGGGTAAAGTTCGGGGAAGAACCAGAAGTAGGAGACTACTACATTGCAGTTGACTTGGCTGGTTTTGAAGAAGTCAACAAGAAACGGACAAAGAATACAAAGCTAGATGAAACTGCAATCGCTGTCGTTAAAGTTAGTCCTGATGGTTGGTACGTTGATAACATTATACATGGGCGGTGGAGCCTTGACGAGACTGCCACCAAGATATTTCAGGCCGTTAGAGACTACAGACCCATTAGCGTTGGTATTGAGCGAGGAATTGCAAAGCAGGCGGTAATGAGTCCGTTAACAGATTTACAAAAAAGGTATGGCACGTTTTTTCGTGTAGAAGAACTAACCCACGGCAACAAGAAAAAAACCGACAGGGTTATGTGGGCGCTACAAGGACGATTTGAAAACGGCTACGTGTCTATTAATAAAGGTGATTGGAACAACAGGTTTTTGGATCAACTGTTTCAGTTTCCAGACCCGCTAACGCACGATGACCTAGTAGACTCACTAGCGTATGTAGATCAGTTAGCAAAAGTAGCATACAGCTACGATTACGAAATTGACGACCACGAAATACTTGATGTTGTAGCAGGGTACTAACATGAGTTTGTTTTGGAAAGAGTACACAAAAGATTTACATAAACAAAAGGTGTTTAGACCTTTTAACACATATGGTATTTACGCTATCTCTGCCGTAGTATTTTTTACTATGGGCTATAGCATAGCTTTAATTTAAGGATAGTACTATGGCAGACGAAATTTTAAGTCTAGATCCTCTTATGATTGAGGAGTCATTAGAAGAATGGGTGATAACTAAGTGTGAAAACTGGAGGGATCACTATGAGTCAAACTACGAGGCAAGGTTCGAAGAATACTATAGGCTATGGAGAGGTCAATGGGATCCTTCTGACTCGGAAAGAGCATCAGAGCGTTCTCGCATTATCTCTCCTGCGTTACAGCAGGCTGTAGAGTCTAACGTAGCGGAGCTAGAAGAGGCTACATTTGGTCGTGGTAAGTGGTTTGATATTGCCGATGACATGAACGATCAAGAAAAGCAAGACATTCAATATCTGCGGAATAAACTTACAGAAGATTTTG